TATCAATCCTTACGAGTTGGAGTTAATATGTCCGAGTGGGAACTAGAGAACGAAGCCTTCCTGAAGAAAATCGGGCAGGTTAGCACACCAACACCAAAGCCAGTAACCAAGAAAGAAGAGGAATAATCTCATGGCTGTATTTCTAAATAACAATGTGGGCGTGAAGATTAACTCTGTTGATCTTTCAGACCATGTAACGGCAGTAACAATCAACCGCACATTCGATGAGCTAGAAGTTACTGCAATGGGTGACACAGCACACAAGTTTGTAAAGGGCTTGGAATCATCTACTGTAACTATCGATTTCCTTAACGACACAGCGTCAGCAAATGTATTGGCAACACTACAAGCTGCATGGGGAACAACAGTCACAGCTGTATTCCTACAGACAAAGGGAACAGTAGTTTCAGCAACCAACCCTCTCTACACCGTTTCTTTGTTGGTAAACAACACCACAGACATTAATGGTGCAGTTAGTGATATTGGCATGCAATCGATTACATTTACTGCTAACTCAACAGTTGCAGTAGCAACTACAGGCACATTCTAAACAACTAACAAAGGGGCTAACCATGGCAAGACTAAAGATCGTTCGTACAGATGGAAGCGTATTAGAAGGCGAGATCACTCCAGCAGTGGAGTACTCATTTGAGCAGTACGCTAAAAAGGGTTTCCACAAGGCTTTCCGCGATGAGGAAAAGCAGTCGGATGTTTATTGGCTTGCATGGGAAGTCACACGCAGATCAGGTGAATCTGTTAAGCCTTTCGGGATTGACTTCATCGAGACATTGAAAAGTGTTTCTGTGGAGGATTCAGACCCTTTAGCTTAAAGCGCGATCTACCGTTCACCTACCTAATTGCTAGGCTAAGCATTAGGTTAGGGATCGCGCCACAGCAATTATTAGAACTAGATCGGATGATGCTCAATGCATTGTTTGAAGCTCTAGCCGAGGAAGCAAAGGAGTCAGCAGATGCCAGCAAGCGTAAAAGGCGGCGTTGAACTCCGTAAGGCTTTGAGGCAATTTACCCCAGACCTTGCTAAAGAAACTCAGAAAGAACTTGGCGCAATCTTAAAGCCAATTACTACTAAGGCTCGTGGTTTTATTCCTTCAACTGCTCCTCTAAGCGGATGGGCTAACAGTAATCAAAATGGTGCATGGGGCAATCGTGTCTGGTCATCTTCTGTTGCTAAGCGTGGCATTGGATATAAAACAACACCATCTAAGGTTAATCGATCAGGTTTCCGTTCTTTAGCTCGTATTGTTAATGCCTCGGCAGCTGGTGCTATCTATGAAACTGCTGGGCGTAAGAATCCACAAGGCAGACCACAAGCACCTTTACAGCAAGTGGTCGCTCCTGGACACACAAACTTTGGCAAGACAATTCGCTCTGGAAGCAAGAATCAATCTATGAGCAATAATCCTTATGCTGGTCAGCAGTTTATCGATGCGATGAATCAAACAGGTCAGATAGTTAATGCCTATGTTCGCAAAGAAGGCGCATCAGGCAGAGCTAGTCAAAAGATGAAGGGTCGCGCAATCTTTCGCGCTTGGGCAGAAGATCAGGGTAAAACTCAGGCAGCAGTAATCAAGGCGATTGAAAAGTCTAAGGTTGAGTTTGAGAAAAGGACACAGGTGAGATAATGGCAGCAGATGTAAAGATTGATATTGCCGCCGAGTTCACTGGCAAAAAGGCTTTTAAGCAAGCAGACACAGCAACACAAAAACTAACTAACAATGTTAAGAAACTTGCTGCAACAGTTGGACTTGCTTACTCAACCACACGAGTCCTAGCCTATGCAAAGTCCTCAGTTAAAGCAGCTGCTGCCGATCAAAAGGCACAGCAACAGTTAGCACTAGCTCTTAAAAATGTCGGACTAGAACGAGATGCAGCAACCTCAGAAGCATTGATCCAACGCTTGCAGAGCGAGTACGGCATTGTTGATGACCTTCTACGACCTGCCTATCAAGCACTGGCTATTGCTACACGCGACACAGCAGAGAGCCAAAGACTGCTCAATCTATCTTTAGACATTAGTGCTGCAACTGGCAAAGATCTTGGATCAGTAACGGCTGCACTGAGTAAGGCGTACTTAGGAAACAACACAGCACTTACCCGATTAGGTGTAGGCATATCTAAGGCAGACCTTAAGACTAAATCTTTCTATGACATAACTACAGATTTACAAGATACTTTCAAGGGTTCAGCAACAGCAGCAGCCAATACCTTCCAAGGTTCAATGGACAAGCTCGGTGTTGCTTCTGCCAATGTTTCCGAGATCATCGGCACAAGTTTAATTGATGCGTTAAAGGGTTTAGGTAATGAAGACTCTGTTGATAATTTAGCCAGTTCAATGGAAAGAGTCGCACAAAGAACAGGCGATGTTATTCGTGGCGTAGGTGTTCTAATTGGTAAGTTAAAGCAACTGCCGGGCATGCCTGACTTTAGTGTTTTGTATGATATTTCCTACTTGCGCCTGTTGGAGAAAATAGGTTCAGCTTCTCGTGCTGGATCTGGTGGTGGCTTTCCACAAGGCCCTCCATCTGATCTAACACGACAATTTCCTAAGCCAGCAGACAAAACAGACAAGATTGTTAAGGAAACTTTAAAGTACAATAAAGAATCTTTGAAGCTTGCTAAGGCTAAAGCAACCTTTGACCTTGAAAAGATCCAGATTGAAGCAGCATTAAAGGGTAAGCTCTCAGAAGAAGACAAGATCCGTCTAAAGTTATTGCAAGCCATTGAAGAAGAAAACATTGCCAATGCTGACAAGTATCAAAAGGCACTGGAGAAGTCTCAGGAAAAGACTAAAGAGCTTGCAGCCCTTCTAGCATCCGTTAAGGCTATGGAGATTAAAGATCCATTTAGCCAATGGTCTATCGATCCCCTGACTGCCTCGATCAATGCACTTACCACTTCAATCGGTGGAGTAGGCACAGCCATTACTGCCTCTGGCAAAGAGTGGTCATCCTTTACTGGCAATGTGGCAAGCACTGTTATCCAGCCTAACCTTAAAGAGTTCTCATCATCTTTCACGCTGGCTATTGATGGCATTACTTCTTCTTTTGCAACTGCAACCACAGACCTGACTACACTATCTTCAACGGCTTCGACTACAGCTGCAACTGCTGCAACTGCTGCCACAACTGCAACTGCTGCCGCACTTGAATCGACATCATCATCCTTCACACTTGCAATTGACGGCATTACTACATCCTTTGCTACTGCTGTGACAGGACTTAGTACGCTTACTACATCTGCCTCTAAAGCAGCCAGCGATGCAGCACTTGCTGCAACTGCTGCTGCTAATGCCGCGCTTACATCTACATCCTCTACTGCAACAGCGGCAATCGGAGAAGCAACAACATCTGCCACAGATGCAACTAACACAGCAATCGCTTCTTCTGGAATTGCAACAGCTGTGACTATTGTCGATACATCACAAGCTGCAGCCGATGCACTAGACAAGCTCTACTCTGACTCTAATGCCGCTCTGACAAATGCCACTACTGCAACTGTCACAGATTTCATGGCTACATCCTCTGCTGCTCTCGACAGCCTTAAGGCTATCTTAGAAGCAGAAGCTATTAACTACGCAGCACAGGCAGCAGCAGCTAGCGCACAGGCAGCAGCCGATGCAGCAGATATTGCTGGGGCAGGTAATGCTGGCAACAATGTGGAGATCACTGTAAATACAGGCATTGGAGACCCTAACGCCATTGCAGAAGCCATCTCAGAAGTATTACGCAATGCTGCTTCTAGAGGCACACTTGATACATTAGGTATTGACTAATGCCATGGATTCCAGAATGGCGCGTTACAGTCAATGATGATGTCTATACCAATGTAACTTCGGTATCCTTTGCCTCTGGTCGCTTGGACATTGATCGCCAGCCTACGGCAGGTTACTGCCGAGTACAGATCATCAATACAGACGGCTCACCTTTTACTATCAATGTCTCAGAGTCAATTACTTTAGAGCTTAAAAACTCATCTGGCACTTATGTCACTGTGTTTGGTGGTGAGGTCTCAGACTTCTCTATTGGGGTCAGAAGTCCAGAGGACAGTGGCTTTGTTACTGTAGGCACTCTACTGGGCGTAGGAAGCCTTGCAAGGCTTACCAAGGCTGTCTATAACACAGCCCTTGCAGAAGGCTTAGATGGCGCACAGATTGGCGCAATCCTTGGCAATGCCTTATCCCTGCCATGGAATCAAGTAATTGCAACACAGACATGGGCAACTTATCCTGCAACTACCACATGGGCTAATGCTGAGACTAATGTGGGTACAATCGATGCAGGGTTCTACACCATGATTGCCCTTGCAGCTTCTGCATCTGCTAAGTCAAACACTTTGGCAGATCAGATTGCTAATAGCGCACTAGGTCAAATCCATGAGACAAAGACAGGCAAAGTCGATTATGACGATGCCGATCATCGCTCTAATTATCTTAACGACAATGGCTACACAAACCTTGATGCTAACTTCGCATCTCCTAATACTATTCGCTCAACCACACAGACTGGTCGCTTGCGTAACAGCCTTATCTATCGTTATGGCACAGGGTATGCATCTACCTACTTAGACTCAGACAGCAGCTCTATTTCAACCTATGGGCTTTACGAGCGTTCTTTTGAGTCTAATATCAAGAACTCCACAGACATTGATGACATCGCCGCTAGAGAGCTCGATCTACGCTCTACGCCTAGAGGCTCACTAGAAACCATTACCTTTAGACTTGACAATCCAGCCATGCCTAGCGTGTTACTCGACAGACTTATTAACGCTTTTTTTGGTCAGCCAGTCCTGATCCAGAACTTACCTTCTAACATGCTAGGTGGATCATTCGGTGGCTTTGTAGAAAACATAGTCATGAACGCCACACCTACTTTCGTAGATATAACTCTCTATATTTCTGCCACTGCTTTCTCATTAAGTTTATTGCAATGGCAGACAATCACTCCAGCTAACCTCACTTGGGCAGGGGTCAGTGGTACACTTACTTGGAATAACGCGACAGGAGCACTTACTTAATGGCAACAACAACTCCCAATTTTGGATGGTCTGTTCCCACTTCGACCGACTTGGTTAAAGATGGAGCGACAGCGATTGAGACTCTTGGAGATTCCATCGATGCATCTCTTGTAGATCTTAAAGGTGGCACGACTGGTCAGGTTCTGGCTAAGGCAACAAACACTGATATGGACTTTTCATGGGTTGCACAGGATGATAGCAATGCGATCCAGAACGCAATCGTGGACGCTAAGGGCGATCTTATTACAGCAACGGCTAACGATACGCCAGCTCGACTTGCGGTTGGTGCAAATAACACCGTTCTCACAGCCGACTCAGGGCAAGCAACTGGATTAAAGTGGGCAGCCGTAAGTGCGCCAACAACAAGCGGCGTTTTGGTTACCCGTGCAACAAATGTTTCAGTAGCCAACGGCACAATTACTACAATAGATTTTACAACGGAAAAATACGACACAGATGCATTTCATGACAACGCAACCAATCCTTCACGATTGACCGTGCCTGCTGGAAAAGCGGGTTATTATTGGGTTTATTGCACTTCCGTTTTTGATGATGCGAGCGCCACGGGCAGCCGTTCAACTTACATCACAGCGAATGTTTCAGGATCAGATGCAAATTATTATGCAGGTGGGTCAGGCAACCCAACAAATCAAGGCGACATTTATCACAGTTTTGGAGTCGCGATTTATTTAGCCGTTGGTGATTATGTACGCATAAGAGCCTACCAAACATCTGGCGGTGCTTTAGATTACATTGGTGACGGCGTAGTTTCTCGTTTCGGCATGTATTACATTGGAGCATAAAAT